ACTGACTCTTACCGCATTATTGGTAACGCAACGGCGGTTTAGTCATGGCACTCTTTCCGTTAGGTATTTTGAGTGCCGCTGGTGCTAGTCCGGCGTTAGTTATTGAATACCTAGTTATTGCTGGTGGCGGTGGAGCTGGTGCAGGTCGCGGCTCTGGTGGTGGTGCTGGTGGTTTTCGCACAAATGTTTCAGGTCAGACTTCTGGTGGTGGTTCAGCCGCAGAGTCAGCGTTTACAGGAGTAATAGCCACAAATTACACAGTGACAGTTGGTGCTGGTGGTAATGGTGGTGCTCCAAGTTCTAGGGGATCAACTGGCTCTAACTCAGTTTTTAGCACCATAACTTCAACTGGTGGTGGTGGTGGTGGTTGTGCATCTGGTTCACTTCCTCAAGGTCTAACTGGTGGTTCTGGTGGTGGCACAAGCAATACTGGTAGCGGCGGTGGAGCTGGAACAGCTAACCAAGGGTATGCAGGTGGTTCTGGAACAGGAACTTATGTTCAAGGTGGTGGCGGTGGAGCTGGTGGAGCTGGTGGAGCTAACGCCGGTGGTGTAGGTCTGTCTAATAACATCACTGGTACTGGTGTATTTAGAGGTGGCGGTGGAGGTGGTGCTAACACTGGTGCAGGTGGCAACGGGGGCGGTGGAACTGCAGTCAGAGATAGTAAAGGTGGAGATGGAACTGTAAACACTGGTGGTGGTGGTGGTGGAAACTATGCCAACGTGACTGCTGGCAAAGGCGGTTCTGGAGTCGTTATTCTTAGGTACCCTGACACATACACAATTACCATTGGAGCAGGTCTAACTGGAACCACAGCGACATCAGCCCCAAACAAAATTACAACAATTACACTTGGTACCGGAAATGTGAGTTGGACATAATGGCACACTACGCTTTTTTAGATGACAATAATCTTGTAACTGAGGTCATCACTGGAATTGACGAAACCGAACTTATTGAAGGAATCGACACTGAAACCTGGTACGGAAACTTTAGAGGACAGGTTTGTAAGCGAACAAGCTACAATGCAAATATCCGCAAGAACTACGCTGGCATTGGTTTTACTTATGATCTAGAACTAGATGCTTTTATTCCACCAAAGCCATACGCAAGTTGGCTACTGGATGAGGAAACCTGCAACTGGGAAGCCCCAACCCCGATGCCGCAAGGTAATTACCGCTGGGATGAGGATTCAGTCAGTTGGCTAGAGGTTGAGGAAGTCTAAAGCGTTCTGATACTTCTGGATTGAGTATTTAGAGAGATAGCTTGCTGGGTCAGTTTTTGGTCTAGCAAGCTTCTTCTTTACATCGTGCAATCCAACAATGCCATAAGCGTTTAGATCATCATGCTTATCTACTGCCTTGATGTTGTCAAAGTTGTAATCAAATAAGTCCAAACCTAAAAACTCATGAATCCTGTCAAGGGTTGAAACTGGGTTATCTAACAACTCATCAAACCAAACAACACACACTCTGTCCTTGTGGTTCTTTAGCAAGTTAGCAATAGAGTAGATAGCTCGGTCAAGCTCGCCATTAGGAATCATTAGATTCTCAACAATGGCATCGGTTTCATCTCGATACTGCGATGACCAAAGGTTGTTGTCTAAGTAAGGAGTGTGCTTTATAGCCTTCTTTGTTTGCTGAGAAACCTTTACAAACGAAGCAAGCACCTCAAGGATTGGTCTCATAGTCAAAATAACTTTGCCATCCTTGCTGACATAACCGCTTAGGTGGTCCCAGTTGTAAGGGGTACCCCAACCCCTGTTCTTGTCAATAATGACCGGCTTGTCAATGTGGCTGTAAAAGGTATCTGCCATGTTATGCATTACCGAGGCAAAGCCCTGATGTAGCAACCCAGCTTTATAGCTCTCAAAGTTTGGTATCTCGCTCTCAAGCTTGTAGAGCAAACCAATGAGATCAGTCTGTGGACTGGCATAAACTTCAGGATTTTGATTTAAGATTGCCGAAAGAACTGTGCTGCCTGAACGAGGCAAGCCAGCCATGAAGTGATAGGTTTTAGTCATACCGCAACCCTATAACAATGGGCAGGTAAAATAAACACATGACTACATACCCTTTTTTTAGAAACAGGCCCAAAGCATAATGGCTGAGGAAACAACAGGGGTACGCATCACCCAGCAAGCAATTTACGCAAAGCAACTTGAGCATGGGGAAACCCTTGTAGCAATCTTGGAAAAGCTGAATCACCTGGATCAAGTACCAGACCGACTCAGAGAGGTTGAGTTGACACTAGCTCGGCTTGCTTGGATTGAGCGTATTGCCTACGCAGGGCTGACCGGTGCAGTTATCGCCATTCTTGGACTCGTAATCAACATGACAGGAAAGTAATGACATCAAGACCTCAGATGCCCCTAGACGGCAAGTTCGGTAAAGACTGGAAAGTCACCTCACCTTTTGGCTGGCGAATACACCCAATCGAGAAGTATAAGAAACATCACAATGGTGTAGATCTATGGGGACCAAAGGCAAAGATTTGGAACGAAGCCTGGCACGATGGCAAGGTCATTGCTGCTGGGACCTCAAAGCTAAAGAACGCTGATGGCTCGCTTGGTGGGGTTGGCTACTATGTTGACCTAAGAGTGATCATTGACGGCGAGGCTTATGTGACACGCTACGCTCACATGGTCGAGGGTTCCCTAACTGTTGTCAAGGGCGAGAAGGTCAAGGCCGGTACTCGACTGGGCATCATGGGCAACACCGGTGCATCGGCTGGCCGACACCTGCACTTCGAGATCTGCAAAGGCAAGATTCACCGCTGGACATCTGACGGCAAGGGCTTTGTAGATCCACTCAAGTTTGTTAAGACTGTAATTGCTAAGTGGGAACTAAACGCCGAGGTCAACCTAGCTACACCTGACACAGGTGAGGTAGCCCCTGCACCAGTTCACGAGCCAGTCCCAGTAGTCAAAGCCCCTAAACCCCCAAAGGTGCAACCCAAATTTGGTAAGTAAACTAGCCAAAACTAAAAGCCTACGAGTCATGCTTGTAGGCTTTTTTTTATTCTTTATGATTTGGCAGCCTACCCCTGCCTATGGTGCTCAAGCTTGGGCAACCATCACTTGTGCCGACTCGACTGGCACTCAGCAAACCTTTACAGTTGGATGGGAAAATGAAAACAACTACTTCTTGGATAAAGGCAACATTCCCCAGCACTTTTGCGAGGGTGGCTATGCTGGTCAGCTCACCACTTTTGTTGGCGTTGTATCTAGTGACGGCACTGAGCTGGACCCTGCTTTGCTTTACCATCCTGGTTATCTTGCTCCTGATCCTGTGGCCCCCACTCCTAGCCCTGAAGCTGTACCGGAAACTGAAACGACAGTAAGGACCGATGATGTTGAACGAACCGAAACAGTTGAACGCACCGAAGATGTGGCTCGCACTGAGGAAGTTGTCAGAGAGCCTGAGCCAGTGGCTCCGGTGGCTCCCATAGCCCCAGAGCCTACCCCAGAACCTACCCCCACACCTACGCCAGAACCAGAGCCTAGTCCCACAAGCCCTGTAAAGCCTGTAGAGCCCACAAAGCCCCCAGAGGTCATAACACCTACCCCAGAGCCTGTTGTGCCCCCTACAAGCCCCACAGAGCCGACAATTCCGAGTGAGCCTACCCCTGAACCTGAGTTGCCAGAGGTAATAGTAAGCATCGAACTAGCGTTAGAAGCTGTCGGTAAACTGGTAGATAACCTACGCTCAATCGGGTCAGACATGACACCGGAAGTTAGAGAACAGGCCCAACAGGTTGTGGTTGCTTCGGTGATCGTGACACAGGTGGCCTTGGCAGGTAGGAAACCCTAGTGAAGTTCTTGAAAGACCAGCTTGACCAGGTATGGACAATTCTTGGCTTAGGCATCGCTTGGGTCGTACTCGAAGGCACAGCTAAAGACTTTGCTGGCTGGGCCATTCTCATAACAATCACGATTTGGGCAGCAACTTACCCCCTACGAAAGGACTGACCTATGTGGTTAGACATCGCACGCAGAACCCTAGCTGTAATCATCTTGAAGGTCACAGGCATCTTTGTCGGTGGAGCAGTTATCGGTCTTGAGGTAGCTCAGGCAGTAGCTATGGCAGCCTTCGCTGGAATTATAGATGTAGCTCAGGAGCTCTCTCGCTCATACCTGGCTGATGGTCAGATTGACGCTGATGAGATCAACAAGTCTTTTGGCAAGATTGCAGAAAAGACAGACTCTAAGAAGTCCTAAGCTTCGAGCGTTCCTCAGCCGTAGTCCCACCCCAGATGCCTACCATCCCTGCTGATAGGGCATAGTCAAAGCACCTCAGCCTGACAGGACAGTCGTTGCAGACTTCCTTAGCTACGGCAATAAGTTTCTTACGCAGATACACATCTGGCTCATCCTCTGGGAAAAAGCACTCTGGCAGTTGACTGCACTCAACGCCCCCATTCTCGCTGATTGCGTGTTGCAGTTCGATGTATTTGCGTTCCAGTTGTCTAAATGTCATAGGCCGACACTAGAGTAAAAACACGATAAATAGCAAACCCACGCCGAGAGAGTTAGCGTGGGCTTGCCGACAAGGAAAGAGAGGGAAACCTTGCCAGTTTCTAAGCTACCAACCGAGATAAACGAGTTGCAGGATGCAGTCCTGCTAGGTGACTTTGCCAACGGCTCACCTGAGTGGCACTCACTACGCAATGAACCAGGTGCAGTCGGTGGCTCAGACATCGCTGCTATCGCCGGTCTAAGCACTTGGGAGTCAGCCATAACCAAGTGGGCTAAAAAAACAGGACAGATTCCTGATGAAGTCGAAGCCAACATGAGCATGAAGCTCGGCACAAAACTTGAGTCACCTATCTTGGAGCTGTTTGCAGATGAGCACCCTGAGCTAGAGATCTACGAAACAGGCACTTGGGCAAACAAGATGTACGACTGGGCTAGAGCAAACCTTGACGGACTTTACAAAGACGCTGATGGCAACTGGGGCATTATTGAGGTCAAGTTCTCGCGTGACTACTGGACACAAGTGCCACAGAGTTATCGAGCACAAGTGCTTTGGTACATGAAGGTATTTGGCATTAGGCGAGCAAAGCTTGTTGCACTGGCTGGCTCTAGCTACATGGAGTTTGACATTGAGTGGGATGAGTTTGAGGCAAACACACTTTGGGAGTCTGCTCTTAGATTCCGGCAAGCTTGCCTAGATCTAAAGATGCCTGACTGGGATGGGTCTAACTCAACACTAGAAACAATCCGAGCACTCAGCCCGAACATCGAGGATGGCGAGGCTGACCTGGATGAGCTTGGGGTGCACTACTTCAACGCTGTCAATGACGCTGAGAAGGCTAACAAGCTAATGACAGACCTAAAAGCTAGAGTTATCAAAGCAATGGAAGGTAAGAAGCGAGGCATCATCTACGGCGAGCACCTGCTTAGTCTTAGATCAAGAGCCGGTGGAGCACCTTACTTGCACCACGAGAAGGGAAAGTAAATGGCACAGTTCAACCTCAACGATTACGAAACAGTAGAGCAACGCATCAAGCGTTTCTACAAGGACAACCCTGACGGCAGAATCATCACCGAGAACCAGACAACGCTACAGGACCGACAGGTGAGCACCTGGGTAGTCATGGCAAGCGTGTACCTAAACAACGAAACCGACAAGCCAAAGGCAACAGGTCTAGCTTTTGAGGTTGATGGTCAAGGCATGGCTAACAAAACATCTGCACTAGAGAACGCTGAAACATCTGCCATCGGTAGAGCACTTGCCAACGCCGGATACTCAGGCAACAAGCGAGCCACACGCGAGGAGATGGCCAAGGTTGCAAGAGATAAGAAACCAAGTGCAACTGCTAAAGACTGGCTTGCAATGGCAGCAGAATTAGACAATGACCTTGATGGTTTACGCTTGCTATACAGCGAGGCCAAGACTGGTGGGGCTGATACAGCAACGCTAGACAAGATCAAGGACATCGCGAATGGACTATCAGGCTCAAAGGATTCTGCTTAGTTCCATACTCGAAGTGCAAGAGTGTCTGCATGAGCAATACGAGAAGGGTGAGCTAGACATCCTCACCGACCTATGGCGATTACAAAGAGAGAAAGCTAGAAGGCTAAGAGATGGAAATTATTACACCAGGCCACATAGTCCAGGAGCTACAACGCCTGACAAGCGAGATGGACAAGGGAGCTAACGCACTCTACGATGCTGAGTGCAAGATGGCAGATGCCGATGCTGCTTATGACAAGGCAGTGTCTTTAGCCTTCCTCAACAACGCTGGGACTGTAGCAGACCGGCAAGCTGTGGCTAAGTTGCAAGCAGTAGAGGAAAAGCTGAAGGCTGATCTAGCCAAGGCTGAATACAACAGGGTCCGAACCAAGCTAAAAACCTTGTCAGACCAAGCCACAATGATGGCAGTAATCAGCAAAAATGTCGAAATACAGTGGAAACACGCCTAGCTGGTAGCCTTGCTGGGTGATTGCCGAAACCTGTAGCTGTGGGGCTAAGTTCAAGACTGACGAGCCTAACCCGATTGTGCTAGTCAGAGAATGGCGAAAGAAACACACTTGCCAGGAGAGTGCAGATGAGATGCGTGACATCGAAACTACAAGCACCATTGGCTTTAGTGCAGACTACAAAGGCACAGGTTTAGACATCCCTGCTAAAGAATACGACCCTTGGGGCGATAATGAATAAAAAAGCGTTCCAAAAGTTTCTAGATCGTGACAAGTGTTGCAGTCATTGTGGTACTACCGATGACACGCTCATCCCACAGCATCGAGCTAACCGAGGCATGGGTGGCAGTAGAGCCTTAGACAGACCCAGCAACATCATTGTGCTTTGCAGTGCTGCCAACTTTATGCTTGAGTCCAACGCTAGGTTTGCCGAGATGGGCAGGTTGTTTGGCTGGAAGCTGGAAAGACACCAAGTGCCTGAGTTTACCCCTGTTTACATGGGAGATGGCTGGTGGCTACTAGACAACGACTTCAACAAGACACCTGTGCCCAATAACGACATCGAGTACTTTTAGGGTGCTAAGGTAAAACCATAACTAAATAAAAAGGCCCCCCTGAGAAAACTCAGAAGGGCCGATACCAACAAGTCGGTGTTGGCATCACTCAATTATAGTGTGCCAACCTTTTAGAGGAAGGCACATTTGTGTTTAACTGGGACAATAAAAACCTCGCTGAGGTGCTGTCAATGTATGGCAACAACATCTTTATGGCCGAGATGGATTATCAGGCTATGGGATTAGACAACGGCCAATGGGTAATGCTGGTCAAAGAGGGCTACGATAACAGAGTCATCAGCCCAACTGTCATGATGCTGATGGCTGAGAGAGCAGCAGCAAGATGAGCAAAGCCAAGCCAGGTATCTTTAGAGGGAAACTGCACTTTGAGAGTCAGTTCACTCAGATCCATAATGCTTGGATTAGGGACCCAAACATTAGCTACAAGGCCAAGGGTCTATTGACTTATCTTTTGAGCCACGAGGTCGGCTACACAATTACCATTGGTCAAATTATTCGAGAGTCAGGCGATGGCAAGCAGTCTGTCCGGTCTGCACTTGAGGAACTGATCAAGGCTGGATACCTAGAAACTCAAAGAACCACTGATGAGCGAGGCTATAACGCTGGACTTGCTTACTTCATCAAAGACCCCTCAATCCCTAAGTCCGAAAATCCAACTTTGGATAATCCAACTTTGGATAATCAGACTGCATTAGAAAACAACTTAACTAAGAAAACAACAAAACAAGAGAAACCAACTGATACTGGCTTTGATAAGTTTTGGGAGCTTTACCCTAAACGCATAGCTAAAGCTGATGCCATAAAAGCTTGGAAACAAGCAATAAAGAAAAAAACCGCTGATGAGTTGATTGCACTCACCAAGGCCTATTCGGAAAGTAAGCTACCCGACATGACCTACATTCCCTACCCAGCATCCTGGCTCAACAAAGGACTCTACGAAGCAGTGGAGAACGATAAACCTGCACCGGCAAGCAAACCTATCTTTGGCAGAATCAAGTGAGTGAGTTCGAGCAGTTAGTCATCGGCTCTGTCCTGCTAACAAACGGCAAGGCACTCGATGACCTGACGCTCACAGGCAAAGACTTTGACGATCTCGGACACGAGAAAATCTACACAACAATGCTTGAGATGAAGCAAGCTCGCCAGCCGATAGATGTCATCACAGTCGGGGCAATGCTGCCTAAGCTTGCCAGCTACCTGCACGACTGCATCACAGCAACCCCAACTGCTGCATCTGTCAGCTACTACGCCGAGCGAGTCATTGAGGAAGTCACCAGGCGAAAGCTTGCTCATGCCGGACAAGTAATAAACATGAAAGCCCAGCACGAGGACTTAGCAACAGTTATAGATCAAGCCAAAAAAGAGATTGACAACCTAAGTGATCGCAACACAGCAAGCCGACCAAGCTATGTCAGCGATGAGCTAATCCCTTACCTAGATGAGATTGACAAGCCAAAGAACTATCCACTCAGCCCTTGGAAAGACCTCAACGACATTCTTGGGGGATTCCGACCAGGTGCCCTTTACATCATCGGTGCCCGACCTGGTATCGGTAAGACCATAGTCGGTTTGCAGATTGCTTGGGAACTATCGAAGCAAGGTCCGGTCAGCTTTCACAGCCTTGAGATGGGCAAGTCAGAGTTGTATAACAGAATCATCTCGATGGAAGCCGAGGTCTACATTGGCAACATTGAAAAGGGTCAGCTTAAAGATGTTGACTGGGACAAGATTGCAAGAGCTAAGGAAAAGATAACAAGCCACCAGCTCGCCATCCATGACAAGTCAGGACAGAACCTTTTGCAGATTAGGGCGATGGCAAACGGAGTCAAAGCTAACGGCCAGCTCCGAGCAATCGTTGTTGACTACCTTGGCTTGATTCAGGACACAGAAAAGGGCCGAAAGAGATACGAGATGATTACCGACATCTCCATCGGGCTAAAAAACCTTGCTCGCGATCTAGAAGTGCCGGTCATCGCACTAGCCCAGCTCAACCGAGGACCAGAGCAACGCAAGGACTCCAAGCCCGACCTAGCCGACCTGAGAGATTCAGGCGGTATCGAGCAGGATGCAGATGCAGTTATTCTGCTGCACCGCGAGTCAATCGCCGAGGATCAGTTCGAGTGGCAAAAGAGCTGGATGATTATGAAGGTTGCAAAGAACCGACAAGGTGGCTTAGGTGAAGTAGGACTCAAGTTCGAGGGTCACCTGTCCAGAGTTGTCGAAGGCTAAGATTATGGCGTGGATGACAATGTGGCACTGTGTTGCCGATGTGGTGCGACTTGGAAGGTCAACACCCATAAGCGAAAGAGGAAAGACCTCAAGTGCCAGTCCTGCCGGATGCACCGAGCCTTGGTCATCAAGTACGGCTCTGAAAAGTGCATCCCCTGGCAAGGCGAGTTTGACAAGGCGACCCTCACTGTGCCAATCTTTGATGGCCAGCCTGTCTTACCTGGCATTAGATCCTGTGGCCACACCGACTGCACCAACCCCAATCATGTCTTAGGTGACCACTAGAGTAAACAAATCAACAAGAGATAAGGAAAAGAGATGGCAAGCATCAAGGTAAGAGGCACCATTAGCCGAGTGTTTTACGAAGGCAAGGGGCTAGAAGTAGTCGAGGCTTATGAAACTAACTCCGGCGAAACAATCAACAAGAGATACACAGTTTGGCTAAAGCAGCCAGGTCTATTCGATGTCGGTCAGACAGTAGCAGTTGAGGGGCTTTACAGCTCAGAGATTGACAACTGGACCAACAAAGAGGGTGAGGCCAAGCAGTCCATCAAGGTCAGCATAAACAACCCACAGGTCACACCTACCGACCCAATCGCAACAATCAAGGGCATCTTTGAGCCGACTCACAGCGAGCCAATGCCCTTTTGAGAAAACAACTCCGGTGGCTAGTCCCTGCCCTAACAGCAGGAGTGCTATTCAACCTATCCCTAAACACCACTAGCCCTTTGGCTGGGTGGGGGCTAGTCCTCGGTACTCTCTACGCCATTGCTGCCATACTTGCAGCATGGGAACTTTATGGCAGAGGTAAGCCTTAGCGTCACAGGTGATCCTGCCAGCCAAGGCAGTCACGCCATCATGCAAGGGCGAATAGTCCAGGTCAACAGCAAGAAGCACAAAGCTTGGCGAAACGCCATTACTCAAACAGCCCTTGCAACCCTGCCACCGGACTGGGAACCAATAGACGAGCCCTGTGAGCTAATCGTTATCTTCTTTATGCCAAAGCCAGCGTCAGTCAAACGCTCATTGCCCACTGTCAGCCCAGACCTAGACAAGCTAATTAGGGCCGTTGGCGATTCCCTTACCGACTCAGGCGTGGTCACCGATGACAGCCGTATTGTCAGGATCTCTGCCCGAAAGGTCTATGCCCAAGGCATTGAACCAGGGGCCACCATCGAGGTCAAAACCCTCAACTAAGGGTCTAATCCGACACGCCGAAAAAGGCGAAAAAACCTAAAAATCTCCCAAAAAACTCAAAAAACAGGTATAGAGTTTAGACATGGCTCAAGGGGAGCCGGTTAGGAGATACAAAATGAGAGGTTGGCTACTTACAGTCAGCATCCTGCTGTCCTTTGGGATGGTCTTAGCTATTCAGCAATACAGCTTCAATCTGGGCTACCTCATCGGGGCAGTCCTTATCGCGATCCACTTCTTTGTCATCGCACTTTGGTTCACTCGCAAGGATGTCAAATGAATAACAAACAACTTGTCAAGGTGCTTGAGGATGCAAGGCTTTGGACCAATGCCGAATACGAGGCAAAGACAACACCCGAAACTAACAGGTATCACATCCAGAAACAAATCGCCAGGTTAGAGCTACTTCACTACATCGCAGATACCTACATAGAACAGAGAGAAAATGCCAAACTACAATCCTGAACCAATCGAGTTTGCAGTCATGGACTACAACCCGAACCAATACAACTTTGGAGTAGCAAAGTCTGACGGCATACACATGGGCCGGATGCTTATGAAGGATGAGGTGTTGCGACTTATCAAAGCTGCCTACCCTCAGCCAACCAAGGCAATCACGATCATCATTGACCTAATCGAGGGGGTGCCAGTTGATACAGATAGCCGTTTCTCAGATTCCACAAGATAAGCTCGCTGCCTACAACAAGGGAAGGCGTGACCAGCTCAACGCAACCTGGTCAATCATCGAGGCACTACGCATCCAAGGTGTGCTTGACATCGCAACCGGACACATGATCCTCAACGAGCTACACACCATTGACCAGCGACCAAAGGTGGAGATGTGAGCGAGCTACAGGACATCATTGCAACCAGCACAGTCCGAGCTTTCAACTCTGGTATCAGGCATGAGCGACAGCACATAATCAAGTTGCTGGCAGAAACAAAAGATGAAACCCTTTGCACCTGTCATGGCTGTCAGGAATGGCTCAACGCTCTCGACTTTGTGATCGCCAGGATAGAAGGAACCATCCATGACTGAGTACGAGCAGGGCATAAGCCAAGGCAAGCGACAAGAGCGTGAAGCCATCCTTGAATACATCGAGTATCACCCACAGGCCACACTCTCAGACATCGTTGACGAGATAGAGGGCCGATACAAGTTCGACCAAAGAATGAAGTTAGGGGGCATCCAATGGGCAGCACACTGGCGGAAATAGAGATGAGGCTAGAGCTACTGAGCATCGAGCTTGCAGAGTTAGCCAAGATAGTCAACGAGATTGAGGAGAGGTGGAAGTGTTTAGATCTTACGAGCGAAAAGCCCTAAAACGCAGAAGTGTTGACATCTGGTACAAGGGCTACGCTGCCGGATACAGAGATTCACACCATGACACCTTGGAGTTCTTTAGCGAGCAGGTAATCTCCGAGATCCACGAGGATGCAGTCCTGAGCATGACAGCCGACTTAGACACACTAGAACGCATTGTCGAAATCATCGAGGCGGTGAGGGACAATGGGGAAACACATAGGGATAAGAGCGAGGACTAACTGGGCCTTTCAGCTACGCTATTACAGGTACAGGCTTCACTTCTTTATCGGCAGACTTGTCAAGGCTTACATCTCACGAGGCAGACACTAAGGGGCACAAATGCTTGAAGGGCTAACACCACCAGCCAAGATTGGTGCTTGTAAGGTTAGGACTCTAATGGAATCACTAGAACCTAAAGACCAAGAGATACTGAAACAGGCAATAAACAATCCAGATTGGCCAACGCTAACTTTGGCAGAGGCACTTACAAAGAGGGGTTTGCTAATCAGCGAATCACCTTTGAGAAAACACCGAGCGAAAAGGTGCACCTGCAATGCTTGAAAACTTAGAGCCAACCCCAAGGATTACGGCCCCGAAGGATTGGCGTCCAGCGGTGGAGTTTGATGGCACAAGCGGACAAGCCACCACTCCACCAACAACCGGCGACCAGCCAGACTTCACCCAGTTTCTAATAGACCAAGGCTTTGACCCTGAGAGAGTAGAGATCTATGGTCCTGTTAGAACTTCACGCTGGCAACAGCGAGAGGGTGGGGACTGGCTGGTTAGCTGGCGGTTCAACTTCCGCAACAAGACAGAAGCAGACATTGACTTGCCAACGCTTTATGCCCAGGCAAAGCGAGCAGTCAAAGTTGCAAAGCCAAAAGAAAAGAACGACAAAGCTGTTGTTGTTTGTTGGTCAGATACTCAGACAGGTAAAGCCGGCGACATCAGAGGTGGGACACCTGAGCTGATTCAACGCATCGCAGAAAAGCAAGCAAGGCTAGATGAGTACCTGAAACAAGAAAAGCCTGACCACATCTACTTCCTAAATGTTGGTGACAGCATCGAGGGATTCGAGTCAGGTGGAAACCCCAACAGGACCAACGACCTCAGCTTGATGCAACAGGTTGACCTTGAGGCAACATTCGAGTGGGAAACCCTAAAGCTACTTGCCAAACACGCACCGATAACAGCAGCCTCAGTCGGATCTAATCATTGTGCCTGGCGAGCTGGCAAGCTCAAGCTCGGCACTCCAACCGATGACTGGGGCATCCACATCCAGCGACAGCTTGCAAGGCTCGCTCAAGAGGTAGGTCTGCCGGTTAGATTCTTTGAGCCACAAGCCAACGATGAATCACTTGCTCTAGATGTTTGGGGCAATAACCAGATGATCCTTGGGCTAGTGCATGGACACCAAGCAGCTCGACCTGATGGCATTGTGCAGTGGTGGCGTAATCAGTCGCATGGCAACCAGCCAGTCAAAGACGCAGACATCCTGATACATGGCCACTTCCATCACCTAACAGTCAAAGAGTCAGGCAGACGGAATGATCACAGCCGATGGGTTATCCAATGTCCAACACTCGATGCTGGCTCAAGCTGGTACAGGCTTGGCATGGGTGGCGATGACTCTGATCCAGGCTTGCTTGTATTCCCATTAGTCAAAGGTCAACACTTTACTGGGACTGTTTACAAGTTATGAAAATCGGCAGCCTATTCAGCGGTTATGGCGGTCTTGACTTAGCTGTATCAAAGGTGACAGGGGCAACAGTAGCTTGGCATTGTGAGTGGGAAGATGCTCCAAGCAAAGTGCTTGAGGCTAACTTCCCAGGTGTGCCTAACTATCGAGATGTATCACAAGTTGACTGGCACTCAGTAGAGCCTGTTGACATCCTTACAGGGGGCTTCCCTTGTCAGGACTTATCACTTGCTGGCAAGCGTGCCGGACTGCAAGAAGGAACTCGATCAGGTCTGTGGTCAGAGTTTCACAAAGCAATAGACATCCTCAGACCATCACTTGTTGTAATCGAAAATGTAAGGGGCTTACTAAGTGCAAAAGCAGATAGCAGTATGGAATACGGACCTGAAATTATGGACCAAGCCGAACGAGGTGCTGTTCTCCGAGCACTTGGAGCTGTTCTCGGCGACTTGGCCGACATCGGGTATGACGCAAAGTGGCGTGGCATACGAGCTAGTGATGCAGGTGCACCACACCAACGCTTCCGAGTCTTTATTGTTGCGAAGCCCCAAAGCCAGTGAAGGTCAAGGGGGAGCACTAGGCGAAGCTGAGGCTGTACGGCGTGGTAATACTGTCGGTGTTAGAGATCAAATCATGGACTTAGTTGCAAGCCAAGGTGTCAAGGTAAGTCGGGCAGTAGCTAACTTGCCTACACCAACTGCCTCTGACCAATACACAGGCAACCTTGCAAGCACACAACAAAAGCCAGGCTCAATGGACTCAGTCACATTGGCTCAAGTGTTTCACATTCCTGAGTTGTTTCCTACACCTGTGGCAACAGATTGGAAGAATGGCAGACCTGGGGATGGCTATGGACCCAATCTGCCTCAAGCAGCAGCAGACCTTATGCCAACACCAACGACAAGAGATTACAAAGACGGCTCTCAGCCTCACGAGCGTGATGGCAAGGTTCAGACAGACACAGTAGCCAGAGCTGTATTCAATAGTGGCGAGGTATTACTTGGCACACCTAGAGCTGGTAATTACAATTCATCAAGCAAGCAAGTAGATCTAGGTGCACCGAAGTCACGCATTGAGGATCAGGTCTTGCTGACCAACTGGGGCAAGTTCGAGCCAGCCATAAGACGCTGGGAAACTATCATTGGCAGACCAGCACCAGAGCCAACCAAGCCAGACGGAAAAGACAACAACCATCGCCTTAGCTCTAAGTTCACAGAGTGGATGATGGGGCTACCCGATGGCTGGATAACAGGACATGACCTAAAGCGTAATGACGAGCTAAAGCTTGCAGGTAATGGAGTAGTGCCTCAGCAAGCTGAGTTAGCATTGAGGCTATTGCTAGAGTTGCCAGAAAGAAAAGAGAACGACAATGAATAAAGACTCAGAAGTCCTAGTAGCTGGTGGCGGTGGCTTCATCGGTGGCTGGCTAGTTCGCTCACTACACGATCAGGGCTACACCAATGTACGAGTAGTTGACAGCAAGCCAATGAGCAACTGGTATCAGGTCTTTGATGACTACGACAACCAGGTACTCAACCTAAAGGATGCCCAAAATTGCAAGACAGCAATAAAGGGAAAAAACCAAGTATTCAACATGGCAGCAGACATGGGTGGCATGGGCTTCATCGAGCTACACAAAGCTGAGTGTATGTTGTCAGTCCTTATCAACACCAACCTGCTAGAGGCTGCTAAAGCCGAAGGTTCAGAGCGATTCTTTTTTGCCTCTTCAGCCTGTGTTTACAACGCAGACAAACAGGACACACCAGATGTTGTCGCACTCAAAGAGTCAGACGCTTACCCTGCTATGCCAGAGGATGGCTACGGCTGGGAAAAGCTATTCAGCGAGCGTATGGTCAGACACTTCCAAGAGGACTACGGCATTCAAGGTAGGACTGCCAGATACCACAATGTCTACGGACCAGAGGGAACCTGGCAAGGGGGCAGAGAGAAAGCACCTGCAGCTCTATCACGCAAGGTAGCTATCGCAGCTATCACCGGTGATCCAATCATCAACATCTGGGGCGATGGAGAACAGACTAGATCCTTTACCTACATTGACGATGCTATCTACGGCACAGAGCTGCTATACAACTCAGACCTAGACCAGCCAGTCAACATTGGCTCAGACGAGCAGGTATCACTCAACCAAGTCGTTGACATCCTTGAGGACATCTCAGGCATCAAGCTCACAAGGAAGTACCAGCTCGATGCACCCAAAGGTGTAAGGGGCAGAAGCTCAGACAACACCTACATCAAAGAGCAGTTGGGTTGGGCACCGAGCATTACCTTGCAAGAGGGATTAGAAAAGACTTACCGCTGGGTCTATGACCAAGTAGCCAAGCAAGCCTAAGTTGCCGGAAAAAGAGAGATGACCTACCAAATACTTCATGGCAACAACCTAGACATCTTGCCAACCCTAGCCGACAACAGCATTGACTCAATAGTCACCGATCCACCCTACGAGCTTGGCTTTATGGGTAAGAAGTGGGACTCATCGGGTATTGCCTATTCTGTTGAACTCTGGCAACAATGCCTAAGAGTGCTCAAGCCAGGTGGACACTTACTTAGCTTTGGTGGGACTCGCACCTATCACCGAGTGGCAGTAGCTATTGAGGATGCAGGGTTTGAGCTAAGGGACTCGATTGCTTGGTTGTATGGGTCAGGGTTCCCTAAGTCGCTGGATGTAAGCAAAGCGATTGACAAGCGTGGTGGTGAATCTATCGGTTGGTTTGGTGAGTGGTTAAGGGCTTGGAGAAAACAAAACAACATTAGCCAAAAGGAAGTCGCTGCCCTGTTTCCAAGTAAGTCGGGCAACCTCACAGGCTGTGTTGCTAACTGGGAGCTTGGCTTGAACCTACCAACAGCCGAGCAGTTTACGATTATTTGCCGACACTTCAATTTGCCATTTGAGTCCATTGAGGAAGCTCAGCGAGAAGTCATCGGCTCAAAGATGTCAGGCATAGCTAACAAGGATGAAAAAGAAAGACACACGATAGGGGCAAGCAAGGCAATACAAGTTGACATTACTGCCCCTGCAACACCAGAAGCTCAACAATGGCAAGGATGGGGAACAGCACTAAAGCCAGCCTTTGAGCCAGTCATAGTTGCCAGAAAACCAATAGAAGGAACAGTTGCTAACAATGTCCTCAAGTGGGGCACAGGTGGGCTGAACATAGACGGCTCAAGGATAGGCAGCGAAACTATGGGTGGTGGCACAATGCCAGCAATGGCTTCGGGTGATTCTATTGTTGGTAGAAATCAAGGGGCCGAAAGAAAAGAAAATACAAACACTTCAACAGGCAGATGGCCAGCAAACATCATCCTTGACCCTTACACAGCAGAGCTACTAGATGAGCAGAGTGGGATAACTAAAGGCTCTGGACCTGGTACGACTTGCACTAAGCGTGATGAGCTGGGTAATTGTGTTGGCCATGACAACGCTGGTCGCTCAACAACCGGACAGACTTATCACTACGGAACATCCCAGAACCAACCCGACAGCGGTGGAGCATCAAGATTCTTTTATGTAGCTAAAGCTTCAAAGCGTGATAGGAACGAGGGGCTTGAGGACTTAGATGCTCAACGACACAGCGATAGGGAGTTAGCCGATGGTGTTGGCGGAGATAACCCACGCAACCGAACTAACCAGGCAAAGCAAAACTTCCACCCAACAGTCAAGCCAACTAGCCTTATGGAATACCTAATCAAGTTAGTCACCCCACCTAACGGCACAGTCCTAGATCCTTTTACTGGCTCAGGCTCTACAGGCAAGGCAGCAATCTTGCAGGGCTTTGACTTCATCGGGATAGAGATGACCGAGGAATACTTGCCAATTATTGAGGGCAGACTAAAGCACGCTGAGGCTATGGTTGCAGAGGCTAAAGAACAAGACAAAGCAAAAGAGAATGAGGTGCTGTTTTGAGTCCAGTTTATGACTACAAGTGCAACGACTGTGGGATGACCCTAACAATCCTGCGAGGCATAGCAGACGAGGAACACAAACCCATCTGCATCAACTGTGCCAAGGTAATGCCAAGAGCCTATGACACTGCACCTGCTGTCACATTCAAGGGAAAAGGTTGGGGTAAGGATTGAGGATCTTCCCTAAGCCATGCCTCAAGTGCAAGGCAATCTTTACCTTTAGGTCAGAGTATTGCGATAGTTGCCGGCTGGAAAAGAAACCAAGAGAACAGAAAACAAGAATAGAAACGCCAGAAAGAAAAGCCAGGAAGCGTCTGCTTTATAACTACGGGTATAAAAAAAGGGCGGGGGCTATCAAACAAACCGCCACCCACTGCCACCTATGCCAGCAGCCATTCGCCAGTCGCAATGAGATACAAGCTGATCACTTGATTCCAGGTGACCCGACTAGCCCACTAGCTGCTGCTCATGCTAAGTGCAACGCCAGCAGAGGCAACAAGCAACTAACCTAATCGCCACAGACCGCTACAAGCCTTGACCAAGCGTTGTTAGTCAAACTTTACGCACTTTTGCCCAAAACCCTCGTACAAGCCACACACGCCCCCCCACGCCAGGTTCTATCGGGGAGTGGGGTAAATCTTCGCAACAATGCAAGCCAACAC